GGATCGTATTTGGGTTAATTTCTATGTAGATTTAACTAATCCCTGGGATGTAAGTGATAGATATTATGACGGAACAACCGGAATTAATAACATGAATACATTGCCTTTTAATAATATACCTTATGAGAACATTAATTCCATGGGTAAACAGTGGATTAGAAAATATGCACTAGCTTTATGTAAAGAGATGCTAGGACAGATTAGGGGCAAATTTACAACAATGCCGATTCCTGGCGAATCTGTGACTTTAAATCATTCCGAATTACTATCGCAGGCAAAAGAAGAGCAAACACAACTTAGAGACAAATTGATGGAAATTCTTGAGAGCGCCACTTATAAGGAACTAGTTAAGAATGATTCCGAAATGACTGATGCCGCGGCAACAGCTTTTAAGGGCACTCCTTTGCCAATATTCGTGGGGTAATGTAACCAATGGCCGATAATGAATGGAAAAAACCAGCCGCACCCCCACCTCCTTTATTCTTCGGAAAAAAAGAAAGGAATTTAGTCAAACAAGTTAATGATGAATTAATTGAAAAAGTTATTGGACAACAAATTCTTTATTATCCCATTGATATAGAAAGAACAAACTTTCATGATTTATATGGAGAGGCAATCGAGAAAACGTTTTTACCTCCCATAAGAGTTTATGCTTTGGTCGAATTCACTGATTATGTCACTGAATATCTTGAAAATGCAGGGATTGATAAAATATGGGAAATTAATGTTCATTTTCACAAGAGAAGATTAGAAGAAGATCAGAATATGTATGTTCGAGAAGGTGATTTTGTTTTGTATGGAGATATATATTACGAGATAGTTAAGTTATCAGAGCCTACAAAACTATTTGGTCAAGTTGATCATGGCTTTGAAATTTCTGGTAGATGCAGAAGAGCAAGGAAGGGACTATTCGATGCTACCTGATAATTTTGATTTTGCAATGATACCGCCTGATATCGATCTTCGCCTAAGTGAAATAGGAATGCTGGCATCTACAATTGAAAACATTGATTATTCGATAGTTTCATGGTTAAAAGAAGATTTAAGACTCAATGCCAACACTAACGAAGGTTGGGTAAAAGTACCAGTATTGTGGCAAACGCCGGAACGTTCATTCCAGATTAAAAATGAAAAATCTTTAAGAGATGATGCAGGCGGTCTAAAACTTCCTTTGATTAGCATTGAAAGAACGGGAATCACAAAAGATCCAGCCAGAAAGGGCTCTTTTCAGGCTCATGTTTATTCAGAAGATAAAAACGGCCGTACCGGTAGAATGGTTATCGCCAAAAAGATTGTCGAAGACAAAACAAGAAATTTTGCTGTTGTAGGCAATACGAGACGTAGTAATTATACATCTGGTTCGGCCGCATCCACTCAAAGATTTTTTCCGAGAGTAAATAAAAAGATTGTCGTCAAAACCATGTCAATTCCGATTCCGGTATATGTGAACGTCGAATATAAAATTCATATTAAAACAGAATACCAGCAGCAGATGAACGACCTTCTTGCACCATTTATGACTAGAACAGGGCAAATTAACGCCTTTGTTTTGAAAAGAAACGGCCATTTATATGAGGCTTTTATTGATCAAGGCTTTACACATAATAATAATGTTTCTAACCTGAATGAAGATGCGAGAATGTTTACTTCCGACATATCAATAAGAGTATTGGGTTATTTGATTGGCGAAGGCGAAAATGACGACCGACCGATTGTAAGAATAGAAGAAAATATTGTCGAGATCACCTTTCCGCAAGAAGGATTGGTTGCCGATACTCCGGAGGGGTACTTAAAAATCACTTCCTGAAGTGAAAGTACCACTTTATTGCATTTCGGGAAGACTTTTGAGTTCCAAAATACTATTTAAAGTATGATTGTAGCGGCAATTAAAGCCATTTTTTAGAATGAGGAAACAATAATGTCAGTTAAAAACTTTAAATTTGTATCTCCTGGGGTGTTTATTAACGAAATTGATAATTCGTTTATTCCGAAAACAGCCGATGTCATCGGACCTGTTGTTATTGGGCGCTCCAGAAAGGGGCTAGCAATGCAGCCCGTTAAAGTAGAATCCTATTCTGAATTTGTAACTATGTTTGGAGATACGGTTCCTGGCAATGGTGGCGGTGACATATCTCGCGGTGAGAACCTCCAGTCTCCAATGTATGGAACATATGCCGCAAAAGCATTTCTTAGGGCCAACGTTGCACCCCTTACTTATATACGTCTTCTCGGCCAAGAAACTGCTGCCGGCGCCTCTGCTGCTGGCGATGCATCTGCCGGCTGGAAAACCACCCAGAATATTGGCACAGACGCTGAAACTGTTGGTGGCGCCTATGGACTTTGGGTGATGAAGTCTGGCACGGTCGCAGACTTTAGTAATGGCGGAACAGATACTGGCGCCCATTTGGCTGCTGTATTTTATATGGATAGTGGCTCTATTTCATTAAGAGGAAAGGCGCGCAGCATCTCCGGAGGATCCGCCCCGTTCAACTCGACCGCTTCCACCAACGCCCCGGCCACCATCGAAGGTCAAGGTATTATTATTGGAACTGATTCTAGTGATCTTTTTACATTAGTTGTTACAGGCGCCAACAAGGGCGCCCGCCTCATTGAATTTAATTTTGACGATAGTAGCGATAAATTTATTCGTAAAGCTGTTAATACAAATCCACAACTGTTGGGTACTGCCGGTACTTTTTATGCTAACGCTTCAGCCGAAGATCTTTGGCTTGGTGAGACTTTTGAAAATTCACTGCGAAGCGGCAGCATGATTGGCACCTCTAATGGATTGCAGGGAGTTATTTTAGGAATAGCACTGAGTGGCACTGTCGCCACGGGCCCCCACAATATGCTGGGACAAGCTTCAGCCGAAGCAAAGGCCGGTTGGTTTATCGGTCAAGATCTTGGTTCGCCAGGGGACTATATTCCCCAAACTCAGCAAAAGCTTTTCCGCCTTATTGGTCGAGGTCACGGCTCATGGTTAAGTAAAAATGCTAAAGTTTCTATTGCAAAAGTTAAACAGTCTTCAACAACAACATCTGGCTATGGTACTTTTTCTGTAGTAATAAGAGATCTTTTTGATACTGATAATAATGTGGTGGTATTAGAGCGTTTTGATAATCTCACTCTTGATCCGACATCGCCAGATTATGTTGCGCGCAGAATCGGAGATCAGTATTATACTTGGGACGTTACACAGCGCAGATTGAAGCAATACGGCGGATATCCAAATCAATCTAAATATGTTTATGTAGATATGAATGCCGATGTGGATGCTGGCGCCTCAGACGAAACACTTCTTCCGTTCGGTTACTTTGGACCCCCGAAGTTCACAGATATAACACAAGCTTCTTGTTCACACGGGTACAATGGGCTCTCAGATGTAACGCCATTTATTATTGGCGCAGTAGGAGTGCCCGGGATTGGTTCAGATACTCGCGTTTCCGGAGCGCTAGGGGCTACTGTAAGCGCCGATTCGTTTGTTCGAATCCGCGCCGCGATGACCGGCGCCGCCGTTGGTGGAATTGTGGCAACTCATGCAACAGCTTCCTTATATTTCCCCAAAGATCGGCTACGTGTTTCAGCAAGTGCTGGTGGCTTATCAGATCCGAGTAATGCATATTTTGGACTGTCCTCCACAAGAGATACCACTTCCACGCGTCCAGATGATAGCTTAGCCGATTCACACGGATTATTATATTCTAGTTTCCCCGATGACCCGACTGGTACTGGTGGGTCATTAGCGGGCTTGAATTCTGTAGCTGGTGTTGATTCATGGTCATATGTATTTTCTCTTGACGATGTAAGAAAGGCCGGCTCCACCCCCAGTTATTTCTGGGAATCGGGATCCCGCGCAAGTTCGCTTTCTGTTACATCGGGCTCCTATACAAACGTTTTGAGTGATGGATATGGCCAGTTTACAGCGCCCTTCTGGGGCGGCTCTGATGGTTTTAATATCAGAAAGCCAGATCCACTTTATAATAAAGGTATGGGCAGCGCTGTTACTGAAGATACCAGCTATGCATATCATACTTATCGGAGAGCGATTGACACAGTTGCCGATCCCGAATTCATTGATATGAATTTACTAGCTGTTCCTGGCTTAACAAATGATGCTCTTACATCCCACATGGTTAGTACGTGCGAAGACCGTGGAGATGCCATGGCCCTAATAGATTTGGCTAATGTTTATATTCCGCCACACGAGCAATACTACTCAAGCAAGGCCAGCAGAATTGGCACGAATCCCCAGGCTGCAGCGACTGCTCTAAAAGATAGAGCCCTTGATTCTTCTTATGGCGCGACTTTCTATCCATGGGTCCAGACACGCGATGACCAGACCGGTCAACTTCTTTGGATTCCACCTTCTGTTGCTATGATGGGCGTATTAGCCAGTTCTGAGAGAAAATCTCAGCTTTGGTTTGCACCCGCGGGCTTCAATAGAGGTGGACTAAGTGATGGTGCTGCTGGTCTGCCTGTTCATAATGTTACCGAGAGATTAACTTCTAAGGAGCGCGACACGCTTTATGAAGCTAGAATTAATCCAATTGCGTCTTTCCCGTCTACTGGCATTGTAGTCTTTGGACAGAAGACGCTACAAGAACGCCGTTCTGCTCTCGATAGAATTAACGTTAGAAGGCTTGTTATTTACTTGAAGAAACAAATTTCAATTCTTTCAACACAGATTCTATTTGAACAGAATGTTCAAGCAACATGGTTAAGATTTAAAAGTCTCGTTGAACCATTGTTAGCCAGCACCAAGATTAACTTTGGTATTACAGATTATCGTTTGATTTTAGATTCGAGCACCACAACGCCAGATCTTGTTGATCAAAACATCTTATATGCGAAAATTATGATTAAGCCTGCCCGCGCTATTGAATTTATCGCAATTGACTTTGTTGTTATGTCAACTGGAGCATCATTCGATGACTAGAAAGAGAGGGGTGATTTTTTCCCCCGCCATACTATTTAAAAATAGATTACAGGAGTACTAGATATGTCATTCTGGACAGAAACAGATCCTACAAAAATACAAGAACCAAAAAGAAAATTTAGATTTCACGTATATTTTGATGGGCTTGATAGCCCTATATTGTGGTGGGCGAAAACTGCCACGAAACCATCTTTTCAGATTGCGTCTGCAGAGCATAAATATTTAAATCATACTTTTTATTATCCCGGCTCTATTACATGGCAAGATGTGACCATTACATTGGTAGATCCTATTGATCCAGATATGGCTGCAAGTTTATCAGATATTGTGCAATTATCAGGATATCAGCCCCCCACTTCCCAAGACGGCTCCGACGAGCCGACGTTATCAAAAGACAAAGCTGTGGGCGCCCTTGGAAAAGTATATGTCACGCAACTTGATTCCGATGGTGTGGATCTTGAAACGTGGACGCTCAATAATGCTTGGATTTCTGAACTTAAGTATGGCGATTTAGAATATGGTTCCGATGAATTAACAGAATTAAGTATTACCATGAAATATGATTGGGCAACTATCACTAGTGAAGCAGCCGGCTCATCGGCCAAGAAGGGCTCCGGCGGAAAAGAATTCTTCAAGATCTAATAATATAATTTAAAACGAGGTGTATATTGGCTAGAAATACAGATCGGATGGGGCTCGGCACGAGCACCCCCGAAGATAACTCGCCCCCTCCGCAAGCACTAGCAGAAAATCAAGAAAATTCGTTTTCTTTTGTTGTGCCAACGGAATTTGTCGAACTTCCATCAAAAGGAAGATTTTATTCAGAAGGTCACCCCCTTCACGGGCAAGAAACAATTGAAATTAAGCAAATGACTGCTAAAGAAGAAGATATTCTTACTTCGCGCTCATTGCTTAAGAAAGGTATAGCTCTAGATCGCGTTATCAAGAGCATTATTATGAATAAAAGAATTGATCCTGATTCTCTCTTGGTTGGTGATCGTAATGCAATAATCGTTGCAACCAGGATTTCAGGCTATGGCAGTGAATATGCCACACAAGTATCTTGTCCCAGTTGTACAACAAAACAAGAATATACTTTTAATTTGAACTCTGCAAACATATATGGTGGAGAAAACGTTTCAGAATTAGACATAGTATCTAATGAAGACAATACTTTTACTGTACAGCTTCCAAAAACTCTTATTAATATAACTTTTAGATTGCTATCCGGTAAAGATGAAAAATCTTTTATTGCCGGAATGGAAACTGACCGCAAACAAAGGCAAACAACAGAAAAAAACGTAACAAGACAAATTGCGTCTATGGTTGTTGCTGTTAATGGCGATTCTTCACTACAAGCAATAAAATATTTAGTTGATAACATTCCATCCATAGATTCTCGCCACTTACGTTTGGCTTACCGTCTCGCCGCGCCAAACGTAGATTTAACACAGCATTTTGAATGCAATGAGTGTGATTTTGAGCAGGACATGGAGGTGCCGCTCACAGCGGACTTTTTTTGGCCTGACCGATGAATACATGGAAAACATATATGAGCAATTTTTCTTTCTGAAGTATTCGGGTGGATGGAGTTTTTCGGAAGCCTATAACCTGCCTATAGGGCTTAGAAAGTGGTTTGTCGAGCGCCTTATCAAACAACTTGAAATGGAAAAGGAAGCAATTGAAAATGCTTCTAAAGGCAATAATTCCAACACTCAAACACTAACTCCCCACAATCAGCCAGCGCGCCCGCCCAAAATGTAAGTAATAAGATAGATAAGACTGCTTCGGCGGTCTTATCTTTTTTTGTGGATTACTAATTAGTTTATATAAGCGAGGAAACTGATATGGCCGATTTTGATCCCCAGGCCCTTGCCGATGCCCTAAAAGCCATGGAAGAGGCGGGAATAGAGGTAAAAGATCTTCGAAAGGAGCTATCGGCTCTCACTAATGATCAAATGAAACAGCTGGGCGCCCTCAGCGGCGACTCCGAGAAAGCCGCCAAAGCCGAAGTCGCCAGCCGAAAGGCGCAAATGGAAAGTATTCAGGCGCAAATAGCCGCAACGAAAACGCTAGCTGAAAGCAAGCAAAAAGAACTTGCACTTAATAAGCTTGAAATAGAACAATTGGAGGAATTGCTCCGGCAACGCGACAACATGGACGAAGCCGCGACCAGGGCCGCCGAAAAACGTTTAAAGGCAGCAAAAGAGCGAAACAAAGAGCTTACAGAAGAAATAGCAAATACGGCTAGTCTCTCTGGAGAAATTAAAAAGCTGGCAGGCTCATTTAGTGTATTATTGAAAGGATCTGCACCAGATCCAAAAAGCCTCCTTAATGTTCAAGGGGCTCTGGGACTCGGGAAGAGCATGCTCAACGTTGTTGAGGGGCTCGGGAAAACGAAATTCAGTCTTATGGGTGTTTTGGAGACCATGGGCACCGCCGGCATGACCATTTTAACTACATTTACACAGTCTATTATTAATCTTGCTATAGACATGCATGATCTCGAAACCGGCTTTATGAAAGCAACCGGCGCCACTCAAGAATTTGCGAGATCTATTACAAATGTATATGAAGAAACTCGTGAATATGGCGTAACGGCAAAAGAAGCTTCCGCCGCGGGACAATCTCTATTTACAACATTTACAGATTTTACTTTTGCTTCGGAACAGCAAAGAGAATCATTAATTAAAACTGGCGCTATTTTGTCAAGATTGGGCATTGGTCATCAAGATTTTGCTGCTAGTGTTCAGATTTCAACTAAGGCGCTTGGTATGTCTAGAGAAGAAGCTGGCCAGAATATGCTTGATATTTCGAAATTTGCACGGAATTTGGGCGTTGCACCCCAAGAAATGGCACGAAATTTCGCTGGGGCCGGAAATATGATGGCAAAGATGGGAGTTCAAGGTGTTGATGCATTTAAAGATTTGGCAATTGCTTCTAAGGTTACCGGTATGGAAATGCAGAAGATTCTTCAAATTACGGATAAATTTGATACGTTTGAGGGCGCCGCCGAAATGGCAGGTAAATTAAATGCAGCAATAGGCGGTAATTTTGTTAATGCGATGGACCTTATGATGACTACAGATCCGGCAGAACGTTTTGATATGATCAGAGATTCACTTTCGAATGCTGGCTTAGAATTTGATAATATGTCTTATTATCAGAAGAAATTCTTTGCAGAATCAATGGGTCTATCTGATGTTAATGATCTCGCATTGATAATGAGTGGAAATACGAATCTTGTAGCCGGCTCAACAAAGGAAAATACGCAAAGTATTATAGAAGCCGCCAAAGCAGCACAAACAATGGCAAGTTTCCAAGAAAAGCTTAATATGGCATTTGTGCAACTTATTCCTGTTATTCAGGAAATGTTACCGCAGCTTGTTAAATTTGCAGAACAGTTGATCACCTGGGCCCCAGCGATTGCCAACTTCATAGACCAATTCGGTAAGATGATCGCGTGGCTCATCATTAGCATAAAAGTTTTTACTACTATTGTTGCTATTTTAAAGTTTTTTGGAGTTGCGTTCGCCGTAGCTTCGGCACCAGTATGGGGGCTCTACGCGGTCATTGCGGCTCTCGTTGGTATCATCGTCGCGCTAGGGATGTGGCTATTTAAAAAATCCTTCGCTTCTACTTTTCTTGAAGGTCTGACAAAGCTTGCGTCTGCATTTGGTCAAATCGCCATAGCTGTTCTTGAAACATTAAACCCGATTACTCAAATAACAAAACTAGTTGATGCCTTTGGTTCTTTGATTTCTGGCGTTGGTCTGGCCGTCACAAGTCTTTTTACTGCTCTCTCGGCTCCTGAAGCAGCCGACAACATAATGAAGATTGGGAAAGCTATAGCAGATATTCCAATTAGAAAGAATGTTGAATTTGCCGCTTCTATGACTGCTGCAGCAGTCGCTGCTACTGCCGCCAAAGCTTTGGGTGCGACCGCGCCAGCAGCCGTAACGGGCCCAGCCGCGACAGGTGCGCCCCCTGGCGCCCCAGGAAGAACAACAGAAAGAGCACTTAAGCCAGTTACAATAGAATTGGATGGCGTGAAAATGGCCGAATTTGTAGTTGAAATAATAGGCGAGAACGTCTATGAATGTAACTTTGTATAAGGAATTATATTATGGCAGATAATTATACATTTAAATATGATAAATATGCCGGCACCCCGGGCGTAGTTGACGGATCTGACGCATTGGCCGAAAAAGGTCAAGTTATATCCTTTCATCATCTGCCAACAAAAAAATCAGTTTATTTTAAAGCTTTTATCACAGCATTTAATGAAACATATAGTCCAGATTGGGCCGCAGAAACTGTATATGGTCGTGCAGATCCTATTTATTTGTACAAGAATACAGTAAGAAAAATAAGTTTAGCATTTAAAATACCAGCCGCTTCAAACGGCGAAGCTTACGAAAATTTAGCCAAAGTACAGACTTTACTTCAATTTTTATATCCAACTTATGTTGATCTTAGCTCCGATCCCGAAAATGATAATGCAAATACGATAACACAATCTCCATTAGTAAGATTAAAGGTAATGAACTTATTACAAGCATCCACAACTTCCGGTGTTACCGCCGATCAAAATGCCGCCTCGATTTATAGTGATTATAAATCTTCCGGCGATGCAGCAGACAAAGGGCTTTTAGGTGTTTTAGAAAGTGTTACAGTAAATCATAATCTTGATAATCCAGATTATGGCGCCATTGAAAAAGGGCCCAATACTGTTTTACCCAAACTAATTGAAATTAATTTAGGATTTTCGGTAATCCACGAACATCCAGTCGGCTGGAGCGAATCAAAGCTGGGTGAATTTGTAGAAAACATATCATTTCCATATGGCGCTCTTGAAGCTGATCCGAACGCTTCATCAGCCGACGCAGCAGATGAAGCGCCTGAGCCGACAACACCGACAGAGCCTACGAATATAGAAAATCCCCAGGACAAGTCGGTCATGACTGAACCCGAAGACATGGAGAAAATGGATTCTGCGTCAACCACCGAGACTGCCACCGAGGAC